ATAAAGTCCAATCCACCTTTCGGTTCGATTGAATATTCGTCATGGATGCCATCTGGAGGCATGGAGCCTGTCTCCTCGGCATACCGATACATCAAATCTTTCTTGTTGTACTGCGTGTAAAGCGACCAGCATTGTTTGAATAGATGGGCAAGACCCATCCGGAACATGCGATTACGAAGGTCACCGGAGGCAGCAGCTTGCGACTGCAATGCTTGAATCTCTGTGGCAGTCTTTCGATCCGACACCTGGAACTGCGATCCAGCACCGAAGTCAGGATTACCCATGCGCTGTTCGGACAACAAACGCTCTTCAAGCATCAGCTTTTGGAAATCAAAAGGAGGTTGGCTGAACTGAACCGGCTTTAATCCCTGCGGAAGGATCTGACCTGGCTGCATCTTCAGATTGGATGTGTTTAGCGAGATCGGGTTCTGTGCCTCGAAAACGGGTCGGTTGGCCAGTTCAACGTAATCGGAGAGGGAGTTCTTCAGTTTATTTAGCAGGTTCTCGTTCGGGAGCAGGATCTCTGCAACGCCTCTCGGACTGTACCAACCGCCCCCTGTGACCTCATAGGGGAAATCTACGAAAGGAGGTTCGCCGTGACGATACGGCAAAGTGAAAGGCTTACGGACATCTTCGGTTACGACAAGCGGGCTGTATGTCTCGACCTTCCATCCGTCTTCAGAAGGCGTGTACATCTCCCAAAGAATGATGCGATCATTCTCAGCTTCTTGAGTAATTCCTTCCCGTCTATAAATCTCATCCTGAATCTCACTTCGTAAGCCCACCGATTTGGAGGGTTTACCAGAAATTGTTTTGATAAATTCCTCATCCTGCTTGTACAGGGGATTTGCCTTATAGGAATCGACACTTGTCGAGACGATGTGAACGATGAAATCTGCATCCTTAAACTCCTTTGTGTAAGCCGGAACAATGATGTGGAAAGGATCAATAGCCTCAAAATCAATGCGCTTCTTGTCCTCGTTCCAAATGATCTTCGCAACTCCACGCCCGTAGAGCAGGATGTTGTCGATGACGGAAACAATCTCTTTCTGGAAATTTGTGCGCTCGCGCATGTTGTAGTCAAACCAACGCTCGGCGGAAACAGTCAGCGGTGCCAACTGCTGGCGCATTGGAACAAAGCTGGAAAGAATGTCGTTGCCAATCGCGCTGTTGACGAAGCTGGGTTTCAGCTTCTCAATTGCTGTGTCGATCAACTGAACGTGAAGGTCGGCGGCTGTAGGCCAAGGCTTGACCTTCCCGCGAACACCAAAGTAACGAGCCTGGTAAAACAACCGCTGCCGGTTCTCCCATGTCTCTCGCTGATTGAGCGAATCAATGATTCTGGAATAGTATTCTGTTCTGCGAGTATCTTTGGCGTTCATTTGTTGCGCTCCACTTTAAGTTCATACGAAAGATCGTTGACGGCATTCAATGCCTTCCTGGCCCATTCGCGCGTTCCAGGCGTACCCCTTCGGATTTCGATGTAGGTAGGATCTTTCATCAGTTCCTCAACTATCCCTGTTGTGTGGGTTACTGGTGTCGTTGTTGCGCACCCACCAAGAATCACCGCGAAGGTCACGCTCAATAGCATTGCGGTTATGCCTCCACTCACCTTCGATATTTTGAGTACGCTTTTCCTTCCAGCCTGGAATGATGCGAAACACGGCTGCGATGATCTCAAGGATTGCACGCAGCACAAATAAAATTATTTAATATTCAGTCCGACTGTCTTGAGAAAGTTGACAATCTTTTCCAAGAAGGAATCGTCAGCGGGAGTCGGTGTGAGCTTAACAACAATACGCGCGGCAAGAACGATGCCACCAACAGCGGCTACGATCTCCTGCCAATTCGAGGTAATCCAGTTCCATACATTCATTGTTTTATCCTCCAGGGTCAAATCCTGCCATCACGGGGTCATGTGACTCCATCAAGGCTTGAAGTGACTTCCAAGTTGGACGCTCTATCGGGAAAGTCAAGTCCAAGCCGATATTACCACCGCTTATGCATAGTGCCAATGCATCCGCCCTATCCGGTGAGGCTATGCCTCTTGCCCGCATGGAGTCCTTGGATTCCACCCCAAGCTTGCCCTTGCTGTTTGTAATTGTGCGCCTGCATGTCAATTGCGCTGTCAAGTCCTCGTCATCTTCGGGAAGGATGATTTCAGCATCCTCAATCTTCTTTGCCATTCCATACCACATCTCGGCTGACCGGTTGGTATAAGCATTGTTGTCGTATGCCGTAGCACCGAAGTTGACCCTATTGACAGACCATCCGGACTCGGCAAGGGCATCGCACATAACCATGCCCATGCCACTCGCGTCAGCGTAGATGTTGCTGGCTTCTAGTCCTGCCTTCTTAAACTCAACAATAAACCTACCCACAGCCGCCATCGTGTCTTTCTCACGCCATGCAATCATAGGCAGGATCTTGTTGCCATCGCTTATGCAGATCACGTTCTGATCGCCTCCAGCAGCAAAGTCAACGCCAGCCATCCGGATACCTGGCTTAAATCTAGGTGGTGCGTTATAGCAGTTTTGAAGTTGGTTTAGATTGATGACCAGGCTTTCTGCGCCTATGTCCACAAACTCTCCGTAGATCATAGAGCGGGTTAGCGGGTGTTTCTCGCCGTACCGCTGGGTTATCTCGTCAATCTGCTTCTGCGTTATGTGTGGGCAGTCGAAGGCTGTGACAGCGTGCTTTGACCACATGTTGGCTTCCTTGGTGAATGCCCGATAGAAAGCCCCGCTGGTCCCGCCAGGGCTGGATGCGATTAGCAAACGGGTTGGTTGGCACCGGCTGATGGCCTCGAATAGCGGGTCTGCGACAGTCTTGGCTTCGTCAACGACCATGAGCAATGGATGGTATTCGTGGTCCTCTGCATGCCAGCCTTCAGCCCGCCCTGGGTCGGTGGCTGAGTAGCCTATGATGCGGCTGGTGTTGCCGTTTGGGTGAAGGTAGCGGATCTCGCCGGATGTGACCTCCCACGCGCCACCAAGTTTGGCAATATGATTACGCAGGCTAGGCCAGAGTTGGCTTTCGACTTGGCGGAAAACGCCAGCGGTTGTTACGGCGATTGAGCGTGGGTAAACCAACGCATGCCATATCAGAATTGCTGAAATTACCGTGCTTGTCTTACCGGAGCCGTTTGCTGCACGCAGGGCTACGCGACAGTCTTTAGGCTCAAGATCACGCAGTACCTTCCGTTGCCAATCATACAGATTGATTCCAAGCACGTTAGCAGCGAATGCGGCTGGTTTGGATAGGTCTTGTAGAATCTCTTCTTGGCTACGTTTAGGAGGCTTTGGCATTAGTGTGAGTTAAGACCTCTTTTTGTTTTGTGCCAGAATAATTTAGGGGGGTATATATAAAAATTTATGGGGCTGGGGGCGTGGCGGGTGGCGTGGTGGTGTACTTGGCTAGGCTTTCCGCCCTTGGCTTGCGAGTCCGCATCCTCCGCCCACGTCTTTTCACTTCCTTAATTGGCGTTGTGGTTACAGGCATTTGCGTGCCATCTGTCGCACAATAGCTATTGTCTCGAATTGTAAGTGCCGGATTATCCTTAACTACTTCCGCTTCAATCACTTGCGCTTTCTTCCTGCCCGCAATGCCTGCTAATAATTGCGCAAGGTTCCCGCTTATTTCATGCGTGACTCCTTGCGTAACATTTAGCCGCGCAGATGGTTGCGCATATCCGTAAACTCGCTCGCTCATCCATGCCTTGGCCTGCCATGATTTTTGACCTGCTAATTCTATGTCTCGAAGTAGGGAAAGTTCATGCTTTTTTCTGGCGGATTCAACTTTTCGGGCGAAGTCCGGACGGCGGGAAACCCATGTTTTAATCGTGGAAGCATTCACGCCCACAAGTGCGCCGGCCTTTTCTATTGTGAATCCGGAACCGCAAGCGGATATAATTTCCTCCGCGATCTTATCGGTGAAAATTGTCTTACCGTTCGCCGCTTTTTCCACCGGTGAATCATTCACCAGGCTATTTGAATCGCTAATTTCATCCATTAATAAAACTTATATCATAAATTGAGATAATAAAAAGCATTGTATGCTTAAGCCGGTTGGGTATGTTGCGCTTATGGATAACACACACAAACAAACCGAAGCGAACGCGGTTTCTGCCGTTCGCGAATATGACGTTGTATACTTCGAATCGTATTATGATACGGCTTGCGAAGTTCACGCCTGCGGATGCAAACACCGCGAGAAAATGTTCGGTCATAAAATCCGGCGGAAGTTCAAGGGCGGAACGATGGCGGAATTGATCCGCTCAGTTGAGTTGGACTATAACCATGATTTCGCCGGAGATAATGGAATGACACCGGAAGAATACGTTGACGGCGGCAATGGTTACGAAGTCGGGACGGGAAAGGGTGACAGTGTTCGGATTATGCCTTGCGTAAAGTTTGGGGATGTAAAATGATCACGCCTAAAATTATCGGATTCAATGACGCCCCCCCGCTGGTTCATTTTACGGCGAGTAGCGCAAACATTAAAATCGGGCCTATGCCCGCGACAACGTCCGGAAGGTCAACTTGTCCGGATGCTTGTCCGCTTAAGCGTAGCAATGGCGGCGGATGCTATGGGGAATCCGGCCCCATGATTTTTCATTGGAACGCCGTTGACCGCGCAGAACGGGGAACAACGTTCGAGGGATTATGCGATGCAATCGCCAAGCTTCCCGCCGGTCAAATTTGGAGACATAACCAAGTTGGAGACTTACCAGGAGAGAATAACACGGTGAATGGAAAACTTCTATCCAAGCTTGCCCGCGCGAATCGTGGGCGGCGCGGATTCACTTACACCCATAAGCCGGTATTAGATTCTCAGGACAAGGCAGCCGGTAAAAATCGTGATGCCATCGCAAGCGCGAATCGCGAAGGGTTCGTGATTAATCTCTCCGCTAATAGTCTCGCGCACGCTGACAAGCTGGCGGCGCTGAATGTCGCGCCGGTTGTCACAATCCTGCCCGCCGGAGTTGAAAACAATACCCAAACACCGGAAGGGCGGAAGGTTGTCGTATGTCCTGCGCAAAAACGTGACGGCGTGACGTGCCTGACGTGCCGCCTATGCTCTCGCGGCGATCGTTCGGTCATTGTGGGATTCATCCCGCATGGAACTTCCAAACGGCGCGTTGCGCAGATTGCGAGCGGGTCATGACATCCTACGCCGTTTACAACTCGCGAGGTCAATTTTTCGCGCGGTTCACGTCCTACGCTGGCGCCCTACGTTGGGCGGTGCGCAATGGGATGGAATGGAGCGCGGAGATAAGAAAAGAAAAGGAAAACGCAAAATGAAGGGGAAAAAATATATAGTTACTGCCACAAGTTACACGGTTTACACGGTAGAAGTTACCGCGTTGACAAAGGAACATGCAATGGAGAAGGCCGGACTGATGGACGGAAGCGAATGGACGGAGAACAAACTCTCCGGAGATTGGCAAATTGAAAGCGCAAGGGAGATCAAGAAATGAATATCCCCTACGTCTTCGCGAATGGTTTAGTGCTAGGCGCGATATTAATGGCATTCATCATATTCATGGGAAAGAAGTAGTTTCCCCTCGTCTGCCCTTGTAGCTAAGGGCAGGAGAGGTGACGCGATAGCGGAACCTAAATAAACAAAGTAAACGGAGGATAGAAAATGATAAACTTGGATAAAAAAGAATTGTCAATTGCCATAGTCTGGACGATTGACGATGTTCTGAGCATTAGGCCGGACCTTTCACGAGATCAGGCTTGGATAGTGCTAAGGCATGCCAAATATCGGCACGATGCGGAAGTTGGAATAAATTGGGAGGTTCTCGCGGCTCATGCGGAGAGCCTTTATTGTGAACTCGAGGAAGACGCTTTAAAAAGCGTTTAATCTTTACTGAAAATAAGAATCCGGCAGGCTAATCCCTTCCGGATTTTTTATGTCTAAAAATCTGGTAGAATTCTGGTAAAAAATTATGGACAAAAATCAAATCTTAAAAGAATACTTTTCTCAAATCGGGCATAAGGGCGGGAGCGTTAAAGGCTCTCAAAAAGCCAGGACGCGCGAACATTATGTTGCTATGGTTAAAACCCGCTGGGCTAAACAGCGGGAGCGTCAAGCAAACAGCGAGAGCGTTAAGGCCTAAACCTACTTACCGATCCGGCAGCAGCAGGCTCGATTACCCAATGGCCTGTCAGGGATGGGTAGTGGCTCAACCTTGAACTTAACACTATGCTCTGGCTGTCCTCTACTTACCTTTCCAACAAGACGCTTTCTAGGCCTATCCTGGCTCGATTCTGAGGCATCCTGAAGCCTATTCTTGCCTTCCTTTGGTGCTTTACGTCTCATCTACCTCATCCCCATCAAAGTCCTTAGGAATCGAATCCTTGAGCGATTGCAGGTCCTTCTGATGCTTCCTAAAGAACAACGACAGCCTAGCCACAGCCAGACTAATCTCTGCCCACTCAGTCTCGAACACCTCAAAGCTACAATTGTTCTCCATGTCATTCACAAGCTGGCACAGCAAGCGGAGGACTGCATGCAATTGCGCATTCTCTGCGTGCAACAGCCGTATATACTGCATCTTCAACCTATCTGAGTCTTTCACCTGGTTATTGTAGCACACCGGCTCGCACCCTTTTTAATTAAAAGTGAATCGCACTACGGGAATGAGCGTAGCGGTAGGGGTAGGACGGACTAAGGAGTCCTACCTCTACATTCCCTCCGTGATTGTCTTTCATATGTATATATGAGTCTGAATGCTCAATAAATGACAGCGAAATGACAGGACCTAGAAAGTAACTTGGTTGGCAGTATATAAGCCGTTGTCTGATAGTATCTTGTTAGCTTTTGACAGCCTTTTAAGGTGGCGATAGAAGGTTGACTCCGATACTTCCAACTTTTCCATGATGTGACGGCATAAATCTCCTGCCAGCCACTCCTTGCTACCCATCTCTGTCAGGAACCTTTTATCGTCAACCGCCTTGTGTGCGCCTGGTTTCTTTAGCTTGTCAGGGTTAAGACTGAAGTTCTGGCGGAATAGCGGATATCCCCATTGTACTACGAAGGCATCCATAGGACTGAAGTTGCGGAGCGTGACCTCACAGGTGAAGGTGCGCTCATCCTCTTCGTGAGGCGTGAGTACCACTAGGCTGTCTGGATTGCGCGCGAACACCCCGCTACCGCTAAACCTATCAATCGCCTCGCTGCCACTCTTATTCCCCTTGGAGAAGTGATGTGACAGGATGATTGACAGATTGTGGCGTGTCGCTAGGTACTCAAACTCGTTCATCAGACTTGACATGTCTCCGGCTGAGTTCTCGTCCCGCTCGCCCATGAGCATGTAGTTTGGATCGAGGATGATGGCCTGGTACCCGCGCCCCTCAATCTGCTTCTCGATCATGGGACGGATCAGGGTAAGATCGGCAGCATGCCCGCGCAGGGTCCAAACATCGAAATCATCGACCCTCCCTTCCAATCCCTTCGCCTTGATAACATCCGCCAACCTGTTGCGGAAACTCCATTCTTGAATTTCAAAATTAATAAACAGCACCCGCGCCTGATGCGTCTGTTGACCCCACCAAGGCACACCGGCATGTAACGAAAGGGCTAAGTCAATCAGCGACCATGACTTGTAGGCCTTACTGCCTCCGCCAAGGAGCAACTTGCCTCCTCGGTGCAACATCCCATCAATCAGAACCTGTGGTGCAGGCATGTCCTCGCGCACCAACTCTGAGTATGATTTGATCGGCGGCCATTCATCCACCGGCTTTGGTTTCAGTCCTAATGCTACTGCTGGCTCAATCATTTCCCCTCCTTGCAGAACCATAGAAGGCTCTGTGTTTTGTCTTCTCTTTTTGCCCCTGCCATCCTGACGGGCTGGCTGGGTTTGAATGTTGCAGGATCGCATCCGAGCGGAACAAGAAAAGCTTTTAATTGGTTTTCCCATTCCTGCTTAACCGGACTCTCGAACCATCCATGTAAACTCTTTCCGGCTGTGTCAACGATTGCGTGCAGCTTCATCCGGAATAAGTCGCGCATAAGCTGGAACACCGCGCCCATCTCCGGTTTGGTCAATACATCCGACTCCACCACCAGGTACCGGCGCACATCCACGTTGTCATTAGCTCTGCTAATAGTTCCAGATTTGAATACTGCTCCGGTTGTAAACTGACCCACCGGTTGCGTCAGCTTCATCCAATCCTCAACCCGCTGGAAGTTTTTGGGATGGCTCCCACTATCCTTGACTGCTCCTACCCACACAATGTCATCGGGCTTAAACAACGACAATATCCCGTGGTAATCGTTAAACCCATCCAACCCTTGCGGGCTGCTCTCGTACATATCTGCAGGGTCCCAATTGTAATGGGTTAAATACCGGCTTTTATTTGACTCGGCAATCGTTGCGATCCTGTCAATGATCTCACTTTCTGCATCCTTCTGGATTACCAAGGGCCTTGGTATGCTTGACCCGCCCGACATAATGTTTACCGGCCTGTATAACGGATCATCCAGAATCAACTTGCGAAGTTGCTTGTTTACCAAATCCCTGTGCGCAACGCATGAGGTGTGCCAGCAAAAGACTGTGGGTACGCTGTCAATAAAGACTGTGGTATCCCTTACCCTGGTGTGGCTCGTATGGGTATGTTCGCCTGGACACTTGCACAGCCCGTGATTCTCGGACTGCCAATCCACTTGGCCTACGATCTCTTCAGCTTTTCGTTGTGCGGGGGTCATAACAACTATTCAGAAATAGTTTCTGATTCGTCTTCATCATCTGAAGCAATGAATTGCTTGCCAGCCCTGTAAATGTATTGCCCCTGCACGCACTTCTCTCCGCCACTCATATTCGCAAGCTCTTCATTCCCTCTTTTCATGTTGCAAGAATAGTGTGCAAGCTGAACATTGTCCCACACATGAAGACCGCCAGAGGATATTGGAGTAATGTGATCTATAGAAGACTGCGCCATCTCCACAAAGTTCTTGCATATACCGCATACATCACGATCTTTGCTTTTAAGTTCAAGACGATTTATGAAATGGCACTTACCATTTGTCCTTATGGAGTGTGATTTATTCATCGCCAATGCCTTGGATGCACATTTGTATGAACAGAAAAGAACTGGATGCTCGTAATCACGAGTAAGACTAACAGCGCATACGTTCCCACAATGATGACAAACATTTACGCTTTCATTTTTGTGACGCTCCCATCCAACCCCTTCCCAGGGCTTGTAAAGGCTTGAATCAAAATCTCCAGTAAAATCAAATGGAGACATATGCAATACGGCAATGTCTACTCTTTTGTCATAGTCGTATGTTTTCGAGTACAACTGCTTTGTTTTTACCTTATATGTATAAACATAATACAAATTCATTTTATTTACTCCTTATTCAAACTGGCTCTGATTCAAGGGGTAGACACACTGAGGAAACGCCCGATGCAGGATCTCCCTGCACACCACAACGCCAGTTAGTTATTTGCTTTCTAGTTCTATTGCTTTTTTCGATGCAACAACAATATCCTCCGCCGTAATGTTGCGGAGCGCATTGCACCACATTTGCGTCTTTGGAGTCTTGTTTATCGCATCCTTACACTTGGCTTGGGGCAATCCTGCATGCGGCCTGCATGGGGCATGAGGACATACTTCCGGCTTAAACACCGACACGTTCAGAGGGTAGAATTGCATTCTGTCAATTGGATCATACGACCCCCACAACGACACGCACGGCGTATTGAGTCCGGCAGCGATGTGGTTGACCGAACTATCCGGTGCCACCACAAAGTCTGCGTTGGCTACCACAGGGAACAGCGAGCGGATCGCCTTGGTCGTATTGAACAAGTCAATCACTCTTGGATGATCGACATGGAAGTTGTTGCTGTTGTCCAGCCCGATGATTACTGCGTGATGTTCGGGGAAAGCCTCCAGCAACGCTAGGACTGCATCCTGCCCCATCTTGGGCGGGTAGGTGCGAGTAGGTCCAGACGATGAAACGTGGTAGGCAAAATACTTCTCCGGTAACGGCCATTTACCCAACGCCTTGATCTCTTCGTGGTCTGGTTCGATTAGGTGAAGCATGGGTTTGCAATACTTCGCCATATTCTTCTCGTCCCACACGCCCATCCACTCATAAATCCGCTTGTAGCAATTGCCAGGACCAGTTCCGAGTTTCGTCTCCCCAACCTGACCGCTGAACAAATCATCGGTTGGCAAATGACTATCGTATGAATCCCATGCCTCCAAGGTGCATGGCAGCGGGTAAAGCTTTGCGCCTAGTCCGGCGTAGAGCGGAAGGTTCCTGGCCGGTGCGTAAACATCGACTATCCCGCCAGACTCCTGCACCAAGTAGTTTACGAATGCCGTTGCGATCACGGCATCCCCAATCGCTCCAGCCCGATATACGGCTGTCGCTCCGCCTGTTGATCTTCCCTTGTAGTAAGGCTTAATCTTGTGCGGGCATGGAATTGAATCTGCCCATATCCCTCCGGTCAATTCGTCTGGAATGACGTAGGTATTGCGAACATGAAGAAGGTTGTCATCCACCTTGTGGATTGAGTTGGTTTGATTTGTCCATAGTTTCATTTGGTTTTCTCCTCTATAATAAAGAACACAGCAAGAATCGCTGTGACTACTGTGATGACTGCAATGGCAACAAGAAGCTTCCCTATTGCCAATCCTGCTCCGACAATGATCCAATCGTATAGTGCGCTCATTTGGTTTCCTTGTTTATCATGTGAATGAAGATCGGAGTCTGGTCACCTACATACGCGCCTGCAATATTAAAATCGAAGAACTCCAGGGCTTCATCATATTTCATCCCATCTTTCATGCATTGCTTGACAATCAAATCGGTATCGTAAATCGCGCATAACTTACCACCGAACACGTTTCCAACACCGACAATTGCATCATCGAATCCATCCGCGAAGAGCATCGTCTCCGCATCCTCTCCGTAATCTTCGAGTATCTGATCTCTTATGTTCATTTGTCCTCCGCTATTTCCTTACAAACCAAAGCCGCTGCATCGACCAGGGCAATGATCTGTATAATGTCAATCGCATGTCCGTGGTTCGCGCGATCCCTCTCAATAGCCAGCCTATTGCGAGCATTGAGAAGGATATCGCACGCCCACTTGAGGCGGTCTTTTGCCTCTACTTCCATTACATTCCTGACCGCA